GCGATCAGTGTTTCGGTTGAGGGTTTCACGGCTTGGCCTCCCCTCTGGCTTTGCGCCACAGATCAACGTCGTATCCGTAGCTCAGTTCTTTGGCCATCTCGTCACCCGCTGTCTCAAGCGCGGCAACGTAGTCGTTGAGTTTGGAGATGCGTTGGTTTGCCCAGTTGAGTTCCCGTTCTAGTTGGCGGGAGAAATCAGATGGAACCAAAGCATCTCGCAGTGAATCTCCAGCGAGTATTGCAAACCGAGTGCTTGGTTTTCCGTTTATCTGTTCATCCGTCCTCGGTGTATCGCTCACGGCTTCCTCCTTTCCAGCATCGCGTCGGCGTATTCGTATGCTGCGTCTGAATATCCATCAAAAGAATCGTAGTTTTTGCTGTTTGATAGCATCCCCTGCAATGCTGCCGCCGCGAAGTAGTCGCGTAGAGTCATGCCTTTTGATTTCAGTGGATCATTCAGCGGAAACGCCGATCCGCCATCGTTGATTGGTTGGCTCATTTCGCCTGCTCCACGACCCCACACGGGAGCCAGTTCTTCCCGCCGTCGGTGCTGTGTTCGCGTTCGTCCAGCCACATATCTCGGTCAGCTTGGTTTGATGTCCATGCGAGGATGCTTCGGTCATGCAACGCTCTTTTGTACCGTATCCACGCCCCCAGCGGCACCTCATCCGCAGTCCACGCTCGCAGCGTTGCGGTGGGTTTGATGCGGTAGTCACAGTTATCGAAATCCCAACACGGGTCATCTGTATCGGACCAATCTGGTTTCAAAGACTCTTTGGGATTCCAATGCTTCCCGCACCGCTGGATTTCGTATCCGTCCAAATACGCCTCCATAATTAGGATAGCGGCTCGTGTTTCATTGCGTGTCATTGCTGCTCCTTTCGCTTTAGATATTCACTGACTGCCTCATCGGCCACAAACTGGAGCTTGTAGCCCTTCTTGGTTGCGTAGTCCTTCAGCCTGCGATGTGTTTCGCTGCTGACGATAAATACTTTCTCGGTGGGTCTCTTTGCCTTGGTGATCACTTGAGGCCCTCCGCGATCATGGCGTGCTCTAAGAGCAACACGGCGTCCGCGGTCTTTAGGTTGATCACGAGCTTGGGCTGCCGCTGCTGGGCGATGCCTTTGAGGTGGCTCTTCCACCTGGTTCCATGGGTAGCCTTGTTACCGACCCCCAGTGTCTTCTGCCAGCGCTGCGGCGGCACCTCGATCACCCGGGTCTTCGAGGCCGCAATCAGGCCGTGAAGGAAGCCGACGTTGTAGCCGAAGTTGAACATGGAGCTGCCCGGGGCGCCCTTGCCGCCCACATAGCCTCCGACCTTCTCGATGTAGCAGACATCCGAGATCGCCAGCCTGTCGCTCACCAGGATGCTGATGTCCTGGTCGGTGGTTGGCATACTGTTGAGGATGACCCCCGAGGGCCCGAGGTAGGCCAGGCCGCCGCTCATGCCCGGGTCGATGGCTAAGATCCGTTTCACTTCGATGCCTTTCTCAGCCAGGCCTGAATCGCCTTGTCGGCCACGGCTTGCAGTTTGAGGCCGGCGGCGAGGCAGTAGTCGCGCAGGGCCTTGTGGGTGGTGGGTGTCACGTTGATGGTTTTCGGTTTGGTCATTTCAGTTGCTTCTTAACCTTGGCCCAGTAGGCCTCGGTGGCAGATTTGCGGTCCCCGGTAGGACCCCCATTCCAACGGCGGGCCAACTGCTCGGTGGTGGCTCCGCGGCCGTAGTGCTTCAAGTAAGCCTCGCACACAGCCCGGGCCGCCACCCTGTTGGTCATGTCTTGGTGCCGGTAATGGCTGCCGGTGATCCGGTTGACGTCCAGAACCACCCCGCGGTGGATCTGCAGGGGGCCCAGGGCGCGTCCGTTGTCGCCTACAGCCATGTCGTTGCCGGAGCTTTCGACGATGATCAGGGCGCTGATGAGGTTGGAGATGGTGGTCATGGTTTTGAGAGTGTTGCGCGTTGGCCAGTCGCGCCCCTGGTTGGGTGGTATTGGCCCCACCCGTGGCCTAAATCAAATAGCTGCGTCCCAGATTGCCTTGCAGGCCTGTTCAAGTTCCCGGCTGCCAGGGTCACCGATGCGGCCGGCGAAATACTGCTCAAGGTAACCAATGGTCCAGCACGGCGGGTTTTCGCGCTCACCGTCCTGCTGAGCGCACTGAGCAAGGTTTAACACTCCCCACCCATCAATGACTTCCTTCTGTGACGCCAAGTAAGGGGCCAATTTCTCGAACTTCTCGTCGTCCTTCTGGATGTTGAAATTTGCCGTGTTGCTCATGTTGTTTCCCTTTTCCTTCAAACTTGATTGCCCCGACGGAAGTCAAGCTGCCACAGGGATAGACATGAGTCTACAGAGAAAACCATTTTTCTGTAGATTTTGAAGAAAACCCAATGTTTGCAGGGGTAGAACGAGGGTCACTCAGGGCAGAACTTGGCCTCGAACTCGGCCCTTGAGCGCACGTAGATCGTGCCGTTGTCGAGCCGGCGGTAGACCACCACGGGCCACCGCAGCTCGCCCAAACGCAGCTCCGCTGTATCGGCCAGTATTTCGACCACTATCGCCCGGTTTGTCCGGTTGCGGTAGGTCACGGCCAGGCGGTGTAGACCACGGTGCCCTGGCCGTTGGCGTCGACCAGCTCGACTGCATTCACACCCTTCAATTTGGCCAGTGCGGCCAGGAGCTGCGTGTCGTTGGTGGCATTGGCGATGCAGGTCGACACGATGTCCGCGTCGTCGTAGGAGGCCGACAGGTTCTCCTTGGTACGGTCGCGCCAGACGCGCACCACTCGACCGTTGGAGAGATTGACGCGCCGCATTGATTCGACGCAGGGGAAGGAGTGTTTCATGGGGCCTTCAGACTATGTCAACGTGACAGATTTCCAAGTTGTTCCGTTGTGAATGTGCAGGGTGTTGCTGTTGGTGTTGAAGAACATGGGCACATTGGTCCCACTCACGTTGGTCGGCGTGCCCGATGGATTGCTGGATGCTGCCGGGATGTAGACAAACCCGTCGATCATCGAGCTGCCTCCAATCGGCCCAATGAAGTCACCGCCGGACTGGCGGTAGCTCGCCCCCTTGATCAGCTTGCCGGTGGAACCATCGAACAGAACGAAGTCGCCATCCGTCGCGCTGCCGGGTCCCACCACGTCGCCGGTGCCAGCGCCTGTGGCTGCGATGGTGATCGAGCCGGCACCATTGGTGATACTGATTCCGGTACCCGCAGTCAGCGTGGCAAGGTCCCATTGCTCATCCACGCCATCTCCAATCAGCAACTGACCGTTCACCGTCGGTGCGGTGTGTCCGGTGCCACCGGAGTCGGGATTTAGGAGACCGTTCAACACCAGCGTTCCAGAGCTGGTGATAGGCCCTCCGGTAAACGAAAAGCCTGTGGTTCCTCCAGAGGCAGCCACGGACGTCACACTGGCCCCTGCAGCAATGCCATCGAGCTTCGAGGCATAGGTGCTGCTCATGTAGCCATCCGACACACTGGATGCAGCAATCTGTGAGATGACCGGGGTCGTGGTTGGGTTGGTCACGCCTAGGCCAGCACCCGAAACACCCACACTGGTCACCGTGCCCGCATTGCTGGTGTAGCCGCTGGGATTGCTCGCCGGGTAGGCTCCGAGGTTGGTGAGCGCATTGGCGGCGCTGGTGGCTCCGGTACCGCCATTGGCCACAGCCAGTGTCCCGGCTAGCGTAATGGTCCCCGACGACGTGATCGGGCCGCCGGTGGTGGTCAGGCCTGTCGTGCCACCGTCCACGCCTACAGACGTCACCGAAGCCCCTGCGGCAATGCCGTCGAGCTTGGTGGCCTGTGCCGAGGTCATGTAGCCGTTCTGCGTGGTCGTAGCCGCCACCTGGCTGATCACCGGGGTGGTGCTGCCGGTAGCCACCGAGATATTGGCACCGCCCGAGGCCGACACGTTGGTCACGGTACCGGCATTGGCGGTGTACCCGGCCGGGTTGCTGTTGGGGTAGGCCCCGAGGCTGGTCAGGGCTCCGGCAGCCGTGGTCGCTCCGGTGCCACCGTTGGCCACATCCAGCGTGCCGGCCAGCGTCAGCGTGCCTGTGGTCGTCACAGGGCCGCCCGAGAAGGTTAGGCCTGTCGTGCCGCCCGAAGCATCGACCGACGTCACAGAGCCGGCAGCAGTCGACGACAGCGTGGTGCCAGACATCGACAGGCCGGTGCCTAGGCTGATCTCCTGGGCGACCCCAGCACCGGCACCGGCACCGCGGCCCACTAGTATCGAGGCCGCCGAGATGTCTTGGATCTTGGCGTAGGTCACCGCACTGGTGGCGATTGTCTGGGCCGTACCACCGGCCCCCTTGGTGACGTCCCCGGTGAAGGCGCTGGTCTGGATGCCGCCGGAGCCTGTGAAC